TTATAGCTTATCTATCTTTTTACTTGCTTTTTTATCCAATTCTTTCAATACGTCAGCATATATATTAAATGTAGTCTGTATATTTGCATGTCCTAGCCTTTCAGAGATAGTTTTCATATCTATACCTAAATATAGAAGTATTGTTGGGTGAGTATGACGTATATCATGAAATCTTATAACTCTTATATTATTTTTATTTTGCCACTTATGCCACCAGCTGCATATTCCATCGATACTTAAACAATCAAATATATACATATTTTCATAATTAATAATATCTAAATAATTATAATACATATTTATAAAAGGGATTAATGAATCCGGTAAACTTTTTATTCTTATAGATGATGAATTTTTGGTCGATTTTGTATATCTTCCAACACCTTTAGCATAATGTCTGGTCTTATTTACATTAAAAGTTTTTTTCTTTGTATCTAAATCATTAAATCCATTACCTCTAGCTAATCCAAACAATTCAGACCTTCTCATACCAGTTTTCAAATCAATTAATATTATCAATCTTTTTGCTAACTCTTGCTGTTTTTTTGTTTTACTAATTTTATCATCAGCATAAATAGATTTAAATTCATTTTCTAATAGCAAACAAACTAGTTTATATTCCTTTACATTAAAATAGCTAATTTTGCCTTTTTTGGCTTCAGAAATCTCTTTGATGTGCGATAGTTCATTTGATTTAGAGTTACATTTTATTTTTATTCCTTTGCATGGGTTTTTTAAAATTAAATCACATTCTACCGCATAGTTTAACATAGAGTTTATTATTTTACGTATTTTTTCGACAGTTCCAGCACTAATAAGTTTATTTTCTCTATTTTTATATAATGTTTTTGAGTTTTTTAATTTATTAAAAAAGTTTTCTAGTTGTGTTCTGGATAAATTTTTTAACTTAATGTTACCAATTTCAGGTAATACTCTATTATTTAAGTAACTTAAATATTTAGGCACTCTATTAATATCTGAATTAGGTCTTACTCTGTTATCAAGCCAAATTTGAGTAAATTCTGTTACAGTGTAGTTAGTATTTACAAATTGACCTTTTTTTACTGTATCTACAAATAAAGCTAATTTTGATTGTGCTTCTTCTTCATTTGAAACTTCTACAGTTTCAGAATACCTTTCTCCATTAAGCATATATTGTAGTCTAGCAGTACCATTTTTGTTTAGTTGATATGTACCTTCTTTTCTTTTTGTTTTCTTTTCAAGTAAATCTTGATTACTTTCTAATTTAATATTTAATTTTTTAATTTCTTTTAATAAAGTTTCAGTATCAATATTACTCATAAAAAAAACTCCTTTCTAAACATTTGTTTCTTGAAAAGAGCATAAATATACTATATAATATATGTATAGCACTTTTCAAGTGATATTTAAGAATAATGTGTTAGTCGCCAAACTAAAATCTCACATTATTCTTTTTTTATTTTTTAACTAATCTAGCTTTATCTCCAATTCTTATAGTTAAATCATCAGATAATCCCCCTGATATTTGAGTAGCATCAACTTTTAATGTCTGATATTTTATTTTTGTTAATGAATCCATATAATTAGATAATCCCTTTATTATCATAATATCTCTACATATACACATTTTTGGAAATAAATTATCAACAGAAACAGTTTCCTTTATTGTATCTAATGTGCCTAATACTTCACCGGTATCAGGGTCTTTTATTTCGTTCCCAGTAGTAAAGATTTCAAACCTATCAGCGTTAGTGATTCCATCATCACTTCCGGCATTAATTACTATAGATGTATCATCTATTATTTTTATTACTTTATATATTTTTTTTCCCATTTTCTAAGATCCTTTCTATATTGTTCAAAAATGATTTATCATCTGATATTATAGAATGTATTTTCTTTAAATAATCTATTTCATAATCAGATACTGGAAAAAAACCAGCTTCTATAAGCGTATTAATTTTTTCTAAAGTATAAGAATACGATTGTAACAAATATTCAGCTTCAGTTAATGTTTTTGATTTCTTTTCAAATTGTTTTGCAAGTTCTTTATGGTTAGTTGACGTTTTTAAATACTCATTATATAAAGAATTTGTTTCTTTTATATATGTATACAAATGATAAATTAATATGACACATATAATAAGTAACAATACTATTACTGCCCAATACCATTGACTAAATCGATATGCAATTATTGGAAAAACTATTCCAAAGATTGCACCAACTCTATCAATTGTAGAAAATTTAAAAGATGGTTTCTGAATTATACTCATATAATTAAAAAATTACCTTTCCTAAAATTTTAAAATTTCCAGATGTCAATATTATTGGCTCATATTTTTTATTAATGGAATGTAATTCTATATGATTATTCCATTTAAAAACTTTTTTGCAAGTAACGGCACCATCAATTTCTACAACAGCAATCTCTCCATTTTCAACATTTGGTTGATTTTTAATATATATTAGTTGTCCATTTTTTATGTCGGGCTCCATGCTATCACCATTTACGATCAAGGCGTAATCTGCATTATTTGGAATATCTGATATATTATCAATATCTTGAGCATAATTATCTCCATATTCGATAGGTTGTCCTGCAGCAGTTTGCCCTAATATTTTTATATTATTAATATTATTTATATTTTTTTCAATGTTTTCTTTATATAAAGTTTGATATAATTTTTCTAGATAAGGTTTAGCCGTCAATCTATCAATTGGAGATAATTTTAATAAAGTCTTTTCCAAATCTTTTATACTTGATATTACATTTGTAAACATTACATCTGAAATTCCTAATAGATAATCTGTTGTTACATTAAAATATTTAGCCCAAGCTATTAAATCTGGTATTTCTGGTATTCTTTTTCCATTTTCATATTGAGAGATTGATGCGATGCTAGTATTATAATTTGGATTTTTTATTTTAAAAGATTGAATTAATTCAGGTTGTGTAAATCCGTAAGCTATTCTTAAACTCTTAAACCTACCTCCAAATTTTTTCCTTAAATCCAATTAAATCACCTCACATATATATTATAACGTAAACTTAACAAAAAGTAAAGTTTTTTTAAAAAAAGTATTGACAATTTAATTTTTATAGCATAAAATGTTAACGTAAACGAAAGTGAGGTGATAAAATGGCAATTGATGAAAATATAAAAATACTTAGAATTGCAAATAATAAAACACAAGAACAAATGGCAGCTATTGTAGGATGTTCAACTAATAGCTATATTCAAAAAGAAAAAGGTAGAGTAGAGTTTACAGTTAATGAAATAAAAATTATAAAAGCGTATTTTAATTTAACTATAGAACGAACTTGGAATATTTTTTTTGAAAGCAAAGTTAACGTAAGCGAAACATAAAAATGAGCAGATTAAAATTAATTCATAACAAAAATAAATATAGGAGTGATTTTTATGATTGCAACTATATATGAAAATCATAAGCAATAAGGAGGTGAAAAGTATGAGTAAGTTATATACAGCAAAAGAAATTGCTGAAAAATATAATGTAAAACCATATACAGTAACAAATTATTGGGGAAAACGTGGATTAAAGCGTATAAGAGGAGAAAAAAATAGTTATTTATATAAAACAGAATGGGTAGATGAATATATAGAAAATCATGTTATACAAGAAAATAAAGAGGAAATTGAAATAATATCAATTAAAAGACCAAAGTCAAAAGTAAAGAAAAATAATAATAAAATTCAATATGTAGTTTAGGAGGTGATATAAATGTACAATTATTTAATAAGTAACAGAGAACTAATAATAGCAATATTAATAGCAAGTGTAAGAGCGATATCAATTGCGGTTATATTTGCATGTACAGTACAAACAGTTGTATATCAAATAACAAAAAAGATATTTGGAAAAGGCTACAGTATTTACAATGAGATAGAAAAATTTGTGTTAGAGGGGTAGGTGATAAAGTGATAACTAAGGAAACAAGAGCAGAGAGTAATTTAAAAGTGAAAAGAAAAATAAGATATTCACAAATAATAAATGAATTAGAAAAAGTTTATCCTAAAGGTTTATCTGTTAGGGAATTAATGAATAATTTAAATTTTAATGAAAGAAATTATATAGCACCAAGGTGTACAGAATTAAAAGATAAAGGAAAAATAGAAGAAATAGGTAAAACTTACGATTACATTACAAATAGAGAAATTACAGTATATAGATTAGTAAAGGAAGAGGTGAAAAGTAATGTTTGATTATTTAAAGAGTAAAGCTAAATTACACCAAGAAAAGAAAATGTTAATAGAAGAAAATTTAAAACTACAAGAACATATTAAAGCGTCAGAAAGATACGAAAAATGTTTAGCAGAAGAATTATTTAGATATAAAGATGAAGTATATAACTTAAAGCAAAAATTAGAAGCTACTACCGTGGAAAGTAAAACAGCTTCTAACATATAAAACAACTTAGGTTAATTCTATATATATAAGTATAACACAAAATATAGAAAAATGCAAATTAGAAAAGAGGGCTGATATGGAAGGATGGGTTTGTTTATATAGAAAAATATTAGAAAATCCTATAATTTGTAAAGATAGCGATTATTTTGCTGTATGGTGTTATTTATTATTATCAGCCACACACAAAAAAACGAGTGCGTTGTTTAAAGGTAAAAAAATTGTATTACTACCTGGGCAATTAATTACTGGTAGAAAAAGTATAGCAAAAAAATTTAAGATTGATGAAAGCAAGGTGCAAAGAATTTTAAAAACGCTTGAAAACGAACAACAAATTGAACAACAAACAAGTTCTCAAAACAGGCTTATAACAATAATAAATTGGTATCAATATCAAGAAATTGAACAACAAAATGCACAACAAGTGAACAACGAATGCACAACGAGTGAACAACGAGTGAACACAAACAACAATGAAACAAATAATATATATAATAATATACTATACACACGTGAGCAAATTGAAGAAGCAATGTTTGGAAAGAGGTTTGATTAAAATATGAATATGAAAGAATATATAAAAAGATTAAAAAAATATTTAATTGTAATATGTGAAAAATATGAACTACAAACAAGCATAAAAAAAGAGGGGGAAAACAAATGAAATGGACTAATGGAGAACTAGTTGAAATATATGCAAATGCATACGACAACATACAATTAGCAATTGATGAACTAAATGAAGTTGATGAATATAAAGAAATATTAGAAACACTAAAAGAAGCAAAAAGAAAGTTAGAAGAAACAGTTGAAAAATATATGCAAGCTTTTAATAGAGAATGTGATGAGGAACTAGAATATCAAAATTTAGAATATGAGAGGAGTAAAATATAATGAATGATTTAATAGTTATAAAACAATTGCCTATAATAGAACAACAATTAAAATCAATAAGTAGTGATATAGATAAAAAAATTGAAGAAATTTCAAAATTGGAAGTAAATGAAGAAACAGTAAAAGAAGTTAAAAAAGCAAGGACAGAATTTAAAAAAGATTTTAATGAGTTAGAAGAAAAAAGGAAAGAAGTTAAAAAGAAAATAGAAGAGCCTTACAAGCAATTTGAAGAAATATATAAAACATATGTTACTAATAAATTTACTAAAGCGGATAATGACTTAAAAATAAGAATAGATACTATAGAAAAAGATTTAAAAGATAAAAAAGAAAAAGAAGTAAAAGATTATTTTGAAGAATATAAGAAAGCTAATAACATTGATTTTATAGATTATAAACAAATTGGAATTAAAGTTGGGCTAAGTGACAGTATGAAATCTTTAAAAGAACAAGTAAAACAATTTATTGACCAAAGTGTAGATGATTTAAAATTAATTGACACACAAGAACACAAAACTGAAATTTTAGTTGAATATAAGCAAACACTTAATGTAAGTAATGCTATAACAAGTGTAAATAATAGATTTAAAGCAATTGAAGAAGAGAAGAAAAAACAAGAGCAAAAAAAAGAATTACAAAAATTTATCGTAGATACTGCAAAAGAATCAGATAAATATAGTGATAAGCAAGAAATCCTACAAACACCTGTTGTAGAAGAAAAACAATATACATTAAGATTTACTGTTAAAGCAACCAAAATAAAATTAGTTGAATTAAAGAAATTTTTGAATGATGGAGGTTATATTTATGAGTAATGAAAAACAAGAAATAATGGTTAAATATGAAATTGATGGACAGGAGATAAAATTAACACCAAGCATAGTGCAAGAGTACATAGTTGGAACAGATGCAAAAATTACAATGCAAGAGTTTAAATTATTTACAGAACTTTGCAAATGTAGAAAATTGAATCCATTTTTAAGAGAAGCTTATTTAATAAAATATAAATCAGGACAACCAGCAAGTTTAGTAGTAGGTAAAGATGCAATTTTAAAAAGAGCAGTTCTAAATTCAAATTACAATGGAATGAAAAGTGGAATTATAGTTCAAAAAGAAGATGGAATAATAGAAGAAAGAAAAGGTTTATTTTATATACCAGGTAAAGAAATAATCGTTGGAGGATGGGCAGAAGTTTATAGGAAAGATTGGGAACATCCAACTTACTGTAGTGTAAGTTTTGATGAAGTAGCACAAAGAAAATCAGATGGGAATTTAAATAGCAACTGGGCCACTAAAAAAGCTACAATGATAGAAAAAGTTGCAAAAGTTAGGGCTTTAAGGGAAACATTTGTTGAAGATTTAGCAGGAATGTATGAAGCAGAAGAAATGGATACCCCACCAACAAAAGATGTTACAGAAGTAGTTGAAGTAGTAGAACAGGTTGAGCCACAAGAAGAAATAGAAGAGGAAGTGTCTATGAGTGAATTATAATATCATTTCTAGTTGCAGTAAAGGGAACGCAACTGTAATAAGAGATATTATTTTAATAGATTGTGGTGTGAGTTTCAAGCAATTGATCAAGGTATATAAAAATCTAAAAATAGTACTTTTAACTCACATACACAGAGACCATTTTAACAATGTAACTATAAAAAAGTTAGCAGAAGAAAGACCCACGTTGAGATTTGCTTGTTGCAAATGGCTATTTGAAGAACTTATAAAGTGTGGAGTAGATAAGAGAAACATAGATGTGCTAGAAATAGGAAAAAAGTACGATTATAAACTATTTAAGATAGTACCTATTAGATTATATCATGATGTACCACAATGTGGATATAGGGTGTTATTTGAAGATTATAAAGTAATATATGCAACTGATACCAAAACATTAGACGGAATTAGTGCAAAAAATTATGATTTATATTTAATAGAGGCTAATTATACAAAAGAGGAAATGGAAGAAAGAATAAGAATAAAACAAGAGCAATATAAATATGCTTACGAATTTAGAGCTAAAGAAAATCATTTAAGCAAAGAAGAAGCAGACCAATTTTTACTTGAAAATATGGGAGAAAATTCAAGGTATGTTTATATGCATCAACATATAGAAAAATAAAAAAACGGCACTTTTATACGTAGCAACATAGTATGAGAGTGCCTTTAGTATAAAGAGGTGTGAAATGGATTTATATGAACAAATACAAACCTATATAGCACAACTTGATATATCTGTAAAACAATTAAGAAAAAGTGGTACAGATTTAGCAGAGGCAGAACAAAAATATAAAATTTCTTTAAGACAAGAGGCATTAAAGTTACGTGCTGAAAAAGGCATGCCTGTAACTTTAATAAATCAAATTATATATGGTGTTCCTGAAGTTGCAAAATTAAGGTTTGATAGAGATGTTAAAGAAGCAGTGTATCAGGCTAATCTAGAAAGTATAAATAGTACAAAATTAAAATTGAGAATATTAGAAAACCAACTTGATAGGGAATGGGGACATGCTAAAAAAGTATAAGGAAGATTGGAAATGAAAAAGGTATCAGATAGTAAAAGGTATTCAATATTAACAGATGATTTAGAGCATTGCATTATCTGTGGAAGAACTAATGTAAATAAGCACGAAATATTTTTTGGTACTGCTAATAGACAATTAAGTAAAAATTATGGATTAGTGATACCTTTATGTGTGGAGTTACATCATAATCAATTTGCTTGCAAAGGAATACATTTTGATAAAGAGTTATGCGGAGAGTGGCAAAAAATAGGTCAAAAAGCATTTATGGAATATTACAATAAAACAATAGAAGAATTTATACAAATATTTGGAAAAAATTATTTATAGGAGGAACAAATGAAAATATTAGGTTTAGATACTTCTACTACAAGCACAGGATATGCAGTTCTGGATAATGATAAATTGATTAGCTATGGAACTATAAAAACGCCCAAAAAAGCCGATTTAATTGATAAAATCATCTACATAGAAGAACATATAAAGCAAATTATAAAAGCTAAAGAGGTAGAATTTATAGTTATAGAAGATTTAGCGATGACAAGAAGTGCAGCAACAACTAAAGCGCTGTCTGGATTGTTATACGATTTGCTTGTAGAATTTAGGAAAAGAGAAATTTTGGTTGTAACAGTAAGACCTAGTGAATGGCGTAAAGTGTGTGGAATAAAAGGTAAATGCAGGAAAGAGTTAAAAGAAAATGCAATACAACATGTTAAAAATGTTTATAACATTAATGTAAATGACGATGAAGCAGATAGCATTTGTATTGCAGAATTTGGAAATAGTTTAGAGGTAGAATATGATTGAGAAAAAATTAATAAAAGAATATGAAAAATATAATCTATATGGGATATATAAAAATAAAAAATTATTATATAAAACTTGCGAAAGTAATATAAAAGATTGTTATAAAAAAGTAGGAGGAGAAGATGAATAGAGAGATAAAGTTTAGAGGAAAAATGATACCAGAAAATGAATGGATTTTTGGAACAATATTAAGAATACCAGCTCCACCTGTATGTTTTGGAAAAAGTGAAACAGATAAATACTATATACAGTTTCCAGACCCAAGATATATGCCAGACTGGAATATGCCCTATAAAATGGTACAAGGAAAAGTAAATGCAGATACAATAGGACAATACACAGGACTACACGATAAAAACGGAAAAGAAATATACGAGGGAGATATAGTATATTGTCAAACAAAATTTGGAAAAGCAAAAGCAATAATTAAATTTATAGATGGCAAATTTGTAGCATATTGGGATAGTATACTTACGCATCCACAAAATGGACATTGTATTGCTTGCTATGAAATAAACAAAAGATTTGAAGTAATTGGAAATATATATGATAATCTAGAGTTATTAGGAGGAGAATAGATATGTTAAAAAGATATTGTGATATATGTAAAGTTGAATTAGAAGATGAAGAGGTAAGAGAAGTTAAATTACCACAAAAGAATATGAAAATATGTATAGCTTGCTTGAAAGCATTAGAACTACATATAGAAACTGTAAGCAATAATTTTAAAATCGAAACTACTAGATTTGAAAAAGGCTATGCGGACAAATGGGAGGAGATATGTTAAAAATAAGAAACGATATAGATTTAAAAGAACTTGAAAAGTATGGTTTTAGATACTCGGATACTTGTGGACAATATGAATTTATAGAAAGAAGTCTCAATGGTTTAACGTACATTAAAGTAAATACATGGAATAAAAAAGTTGTATATAGACAAGATATTCCAAAGGATAATATGTGTTTAGAAAAATTGTACGATTTAAGCAAAGCAGATTTAGTGGTAAAGGAGTAAATAAGATATGAAAGAAGATAAAATTGGGACAATTCTAATGGTTTTGTTTTTTATATTAATAATTGTAGTGGCTATTATTCTGGATAATGGTGATAATTATATATATGAATGTTCAGATTATGATAGCAATATAGTTTATTGTAAAGATGTTAGAATTGGATATAGTGGTGCTTGGGGAGAAATGAAAGATGGTACAAGTATAGCTATAACAAGTTATAAAAAAATTAATAAAAAGGATATGATAACAAATAAGGAGTAAATAAGATATGGAAGAATGTGAGTTTGAAAATTATTATAAATTACCAAAAATAATTTTAGATATAATGAGTTGGTTATGTACTACTAGATTTTATGAGAACACTTTTAAAAAAAGAAAGAAAGGCTATGAATGTATTGAAGAAAATTTCAAATTTTGCGATTTTGAAGTATTAAATGGAACATTTGAAAATCCAAAAATAATAAAAATCGGGGAAATACCTCATTACTTAGGTGACCATGAAAAAACAATAATTATAAATTTTAAAAATAAAGAGCATTGTTATTTAACAAGAGGATATGCGACTGGATTATATGCATGTAAAGTTATTGCAAATAAATATCCTATACCAAAATATATGGAAAAAGATTTATATAATTTTATAAGTGAGTTTAGGAGATGTTTTAAGTGAAAGAAAATATAAAATGTGAAATATGTGGAACGGAATTTTCCGATAATTTTTATAAACAAAATGAAACAGGGAAAATAATATGTGAAGAATGCTTATTAGAAAGTGATATGATTACTACAGATACAATAACAAACTATTATTTAGATGGAGAATATATAGGAAATAACAGTGATAGCATTGAAGATGTAATAGAAACAATATGTGATACTTATGATTATTCTGAAATTTAGGAGGTGTTTTAAGTGAAAGAAAATAGTATAGAGAAAACACTAGAGAATATACAAAATGTAGACCTTATAACTTTATTAAGAAAATTTAAAAAAGAAGGAATAAAAAATTTTATAGTAATAAGAAGAAATGACTTTGATGAAATTTTATCAGATTATAAAAGAGTATTAAAGGAGAATGAAAAATTAAATATAAGATTACAAACCATTGGAAATATATTAACTACTAAAGACCGAAAACACAGTCGGCGTAGTAACAAGAATTGACGTAGTATGTGAAAATGGAGAATATGACTTTAAAATATCCATAAATGAAGGACAATATAAAGAATATACAGATAGTATTCATAATTTTATTATTTATTAAATGAAGGTGAGAAAATGAAATTAGATTATATACCAATATACAAAGGTGAAATGTTACCAACAAAAACTATGTGGTTTCATACAAAAGGAACTATTCCTTTTGGAGCAACAAACATAGAAGATTTTAGAAATAAAATGATTGAATCAGCATTGAATAGCACTTATTTAGCAGACGCTAATTGTGTGATTGTAATAGAAAATGGTCAAGTAATAGATATTATTCAAAAAAAAAAATAGCACAAGAAAAAATATTTAAGAAAATCAATTAGGAGGTGTTTTAAGTGAAAGAAAAAGAGGTATTAGAAAACAGAAATAGCAATTTTTATATAATTGATTGTGAAGATTTTATATTTTATGCTAGAAGAGTTAGAATAATACGGATGTGGTGGATTTGCATGTGGGTCAAGCATAGATTTTTATTTGGATTGTAAAGAATTATTTAGCGAAGAAAATAAAAAAGTAACAGCACAAGAATTATTTGAAACTAGAGAAGAAGCACAAAGAGAAGCAGATAGATTAAATAACAAAAAAGATAATATAAAAAGAGCAACAGAATGGAACTCATACGAGAATAAAAAGAGAATATTAGAAATGAGAGGGTTTTAAGTGAAAGGAAATAGTATAGAAGAAGATATAAAAAATGCGGAACATTTTATAAATTCTATAAAAACAGATAAAGAGTATAAAGAAGAAAATGGTTGGCACGGATATTACAATAAAGAAATTGTAGAATTAGCAAGAATGTTAGAACATATTTTATCAGATTATAAAAGAGTATTAAAAGAGAATGAAGAGTGGGATAGAAAGTTTTGTGATTTACAGAATTTATATTTTAAATTACAAGATGAATCGGAATTAAAACGAAAAGAATATCAAGAAACATACAAAGATGTTAGAGAAGAACTTAAAGAATTAAAAAAAGAGAATGAAGAATTAAAAGAAAGAAATGAATATTACATACCAAAATCAGTAATACAAGATAAGATAGAAGAAATAATAAATAATTCTACGTTTGGATGTGTTGGTTGTGAATGGAATGATATAGAAGTAGTTCAACTATTAGAAAATATGTTATTAGATAGGAGGGACAAGTAATATGTTTAAAAGAATAAAAAAATTAGAAAATGAAATTAACGATTCAAAAAAAGAAATAAAAGATTTAAAAGAAAAACTGTATGATTTAAAAGAAAAACTGTATGAAAATTTAGATAAACAAAAAATAAATGAATTAAGTAAAAAATATAAAGTTAAAATCAATGTCATATACGAGTATGGGCGTTATTCTTTAAAAATAAATAATCATACTGTTGTAGATAAAAAGTATATAACTAATTGTCATGAATATATACAAAGTGGAGAACTTGAGAGAGATATAAAAGCTTTTCTATATAAAAGCAATAAGGGGGAATAAAAATGGCAAACGTAACACAATGTGATGTATGTGGTAATATAGTTAAACATGAAGAAAATAAATATATTAAAATTTATGATGTTGATAAATATAGAAATACACTTCCAGGGTCAATAAATAAAGATATATGCTTAAACTGTTATGAAAAAATAAAAGAGTTTTTAAAAATAAAATAGAGGTGAATAATATATGAATAAATACATTTATATAATATCAGTATTAATTATATTTACAATACTAAGTATTATAAGTTCAGTAGCAGATAAAAAGAAAATTGATTATGTAGCAAATGAATATAAAAATTTACAAGAAGAAAAGACAAGCTTACTAAAAGAAATAAAAGATTTAAAAGAAGAAAATAACGCTTTTAGAAGTGTAATAGACACTTACAATATACCAAACAATTTAGATACTAGATTTGAAGTTGAATAAAAAAATGGAGGTAGGTATATGGATAAAAATGTTTTACAAGAAATATTAGAGAGAGAGGCATGTAGAAAAAATGGTGGAATGTGTGAAAGTTACAATTATTGTAAATTTTGCAAAGAGCCAAAAATAATTGATAGGATAAGTGATACTCCATGTGCAGATGCTTATATAGATATGAAAGATGTAACTAATGTGTTAAAAAAACATCAGGATGATAAAGAATATATAAAAGTTAACACTGAAAAAATAAAAATATGGCGAAAAGAATTAAATGAAAAGTGGAACGATGATGATTACTTAAATGAATGGTATTCTGATTTAAAAAGTTGTGATACTTTTGGAATGCCAAAAAGGAAAGGTGGAGTATATTCAGTACTTGAAAATGAAACAATTAATAGAGAAAATATAAGAAAGAAAATATCTGATTTTATAGAACTTGAAGAAGAAAGATTAAGAGGAGTAAAAAGAAGATATTATATATTAGAAAAAGCACTTGATAGTTTATCTGAAAAAGATAGGTTTATAATAGATTGTAAATATGGTAAATCAAAACTTAGTTTTAATGACACTATATTATCTTATAAGAAAAAATATAACCATGAGTTTAGTATTGACCAAATAAAAAAGAAAATGGCTGTTATAAAAAGAAAAATATTTGAAAAAATATGCAAAAAATAAAAAAGTGCCGCACTTTTTTAAAACAAACGTGTTATAATTAGTATAGTGAGAAGTATCGGAAAACTTCTCTAAGAAAATTAACTATCTTGAAAAAAGGTCTCTTGTTAATAAAAATTGATTAAAAAAAGCATTGGTAGTACGCTAATTACTACCACCAGCCCGTATGGGCAATGTACATTAAGCAAAGTAATATGGCTGAATAATCGTTTCTAACGCGATAAGGCACTGTTTTATAGGGTTGCGATACCTTTCATGAAATTCGATTGAAATATAATATAAAACAGGTACAAAAGTGGCTTGGCTGCGAGAAGTGGAACTGCGCGAACAGGGGGCGTATTTGCGCATAAGCAAAAAATGTTTCCACAGGCTTTGGAGTTGAGGCGTAGGTGCTTATATGAAAAGTCCTGAAATTTAGGAATGTATCATCTGTAGTTAGAATATAAGTTGGGAGTTACAGAATCTCTCAGTATATGTATATATACTTATCCACAAGTGTAGCAACATACCCGTCAAGCTGATGTTATACTTTGCTATTATTTTGAATGCAAACAAGGGAAACCTTAGTTTTTTTATAATCAACCTCTTTGTAGTCCAAGATTGGGCTACTTTTTTAATGCTTATTTAAAAAAATGAGTAATAAAAAGGTAGTGATAAACAAATGAGTAAAAAATCAAAACAATATAAAAGTTATATATATAATGAAATACTAAGAGAAAAATTAAGTAAAGACTTTTTAATAAATGAAAAAGAGATAAAAGAAACACAATGTAAGAGTTGTGAAAAACGTAATACAATGCGCTGTAGATTAAATATACGAGATGAAAAGTGTATTAATTGCTATAAAGGGGTGAAGTGATATGAATATGACAGCTGTAACTATAACGATAATAATATGTATAACTATTTTTGCTATATGTTTATTATCAGTTAGGAGCACAAAATAAAGCAGGTGAGGTGATTGGCTAACGAACAAAATTTAATTCCTTGGAATAAACGAACAGAGAGCGAACAGAGAGAATATGCAAGTCAAGGTGGAAAAAAATCTGGCGAAGTAAGAAGACAAAAAAAGGCAATGAAAGATACTGTAAAAATGCTTTTAAATTTGAATTTACCTGATTCGGATGGTAAAGAAAAATTAAAAGAATTAGGAATTGAAGAAGAAGACTTAACAATACAAACAGCTATACTTACTAATCAAGTAGAAAAAGCATTAAAAGGTAATCTTGACAGTGCAAAGTTTGTAAGAGATACTGCAGGAGAGTATATAGGAGCTGAAGAAGAAAAGGAAGAGATAGAACATTATAAAGTATCTATACCAGCAAAAGATATACCACCTGCATTTATTAATATTTATAGAGATATTTTAAACAGAGAACATCTTGAATATTGGTTACTTGGTGGAAGAGGTAGTATAAAATCTACTTTTGCAAATGAGGTGTTAATTGATTTACTAGAGAATAATCCTAATATGTGTGCAATCATTATAAGAAGATATACAAATACATTAAGAGATTCTGTATATGCACAAACAGAATGGACTGTATCACAATTTAGTGAAACTTTTAATGGATTAATAGATACATATGATTTTAAAGTCAGTCCTATGGAAGTAACGAAAAAGAGTACAGGTCAAAAGATATATTATAGAGGTGCAGATGATCCAGGAAAAATCAAATCAATAAAGCCACCTAAAGGAATGTATATTGGTGTTATATGGTATGAAGAATTTGACCAAATGCAAGGTATGAATGCAATAAGAAAAATTAATCAATCCATAGTAAGAGGTGGAGAAGATTTTGTGCAATTATATACTTGTAATACTCCATCGAGTAAGCAACATTTTGTAAATAAAGAAAAAAGAAAAATTAAAAAAAATAGATTAGTTCATTTATCAGATTATAGGTCTGCTCCTAAAGAATGGTTAGGACAGGCTTTTATTGATGAAGCAGAATATATCAAAGAAACAGCACCTCTTATATATGAAAATGAATACATAGGTAATGAAACTGGCGATGGTGGTAATGTATTTGAAAATTTAGAATTACGAGAAATAACTGACAATGAAATAAAGGAATTTGATAGATTATATAAAGGTATTGACTGGGGTTGGTATCCTGATCCATTTGCTTATAATAATATGCACTTTGATAGTGCTAGAAGAACACTATATATTTTTGATGAATTAAGATGTAACAAAACATCTAATGAAAATACTTGGAAAATGTTGCAAGAAAAAGGCGTAACAAATGAAGATTTAATAACAGCAGATAGTGCTGAAAAAAAATCAATAGGTGATTATAAAAATTATGGGGCATTTATAAGAGGAGCAGAGAAAGGACCTGGTAGTGTGGAATATAGTATGAAATGGTTAGCAAGCTTAAATAAAATAATTATAGATCCTATAAGGTGTCCTCATACCGCTGAAGAATTTTCTGAATACGAATATGAAAAGGATAAAGATGGTAATGTTATAACTGGATATCCAGATAAAAATAATCACCATATTGATGCGATTAGATATGCATTAGAAAAAATTTGGAAAAGACGAGGTCAATAATATGTTTGAGAAAATAAAAGAATGGTTTTTGAGAGGAATTGATAAAATGTTAAGTAAATCTACAATAGAAGAAGCATTAAAAGTAAAAACAGCAATATCAAATGAAATGGATAGAGCAATGGATTTATGGCTTAAGATTTTTACTAATAATGCACCATGGTTAAACAAAGAAGTAAGCAGTTTGCAACTTGGTGCTAGTATAGCTGAAGAATTTGCAAGGCTTATAACTTTAGAAATGAAATCAGAAGTAACAGGTAGCGAAAGAGCAGACTTTATAAATGAACAATATCAAAAAGTATTAGAAGATATAAAATCAAAATTAGGTTTATTTAATGCAGTTGGAGGCGGTTTCTTTAAGCCATTTATAAAACAAAACAAGTTTTATATAGATTATATACCTCAGACAGACTGTAAGCCCATCAAATTTGATAGTGCAGGTAATATAACAAGCATAGTGTTTTCATCTCAGGTTAGCAAAGGAGATAAAATATATACAAGGCTTGAAACACATACATTACAAGGTACAAATTATATAGTAGAAAACAAAGTATATGTTACTGAAAGTTATAATTCTTCTATGCTGGGCAGAGTTGCTTCATTATTTGAAGTAGAAGAGTGGTCTGATTTAAGAGAAAGAACAGTTATAGAAAATATTGAGATACCTCTATTTTCTTATTATAAAGTACCACTTACAAACAATATTGATACAAAATCTTGTTTAGGTGTATCAGTATATCATAAAGCAATAGATAGCATAAGAAAAGCAGATATACAAGCAGCAAGACTTGATTATGAATATGAGAGTGCAGAAAGAAGCATATATGCAGATATTGATGCTTTAAGAAATGAAAATGGGAAAGAAAGAAGAAGCAAAATAGTAAAAGTGCTTAATATTGGAGAAGATGGATTTTATAAAGAATTTAGTCCAGAATTACGTGATGAGGGCTTTATACGTGGACAAAATAAGATAAAACAAGAAATAGAATTTCAATGTAATCTTGCTTATGGTACTATATCAGATCCTAGTCAAGTAGATAAAACAGCTACTGAAATCAATTCGAGTAAACAACGTTCATATAGTGCGGTGTCTCAAATGCAAAACAGTTTAGAAAAAGCACTAAAACATTTAGTATATATAATGGATGTGTATTGTGATTTATATGAATTAGTTCCTAGTGGAAATATTGAAGTATCCGCTGAATGGGATGATAGTATAATAGTTGATACTGAAAGCGAACAAAGAATAAGATTACAAGAGACTAACCTTGGTTTAGGAAGTAAATTAGATTATTTAATGTGGAGATACGGACTTACAGAGGAACAAGCACAAGAAAAGCTAGATAGAATAAAACAAGAAAAGTCAGAAAATCAAATATTTGATGAGGAGTAATCTATGTTAACACCTGATTTTTTAAAGAATGTAGCAGATGATGCAATAAAAATATATTCTAAATTAGAAGATTCAATTATAAAAGACATAGTAAGAAGATTAAATAATACTGATTTTGAAATGACTGAAAGTGCTAGATTTCAAATAAGAGTGGCTCAAGAGGCTGGCATGTTATATGATGATGTTGTATCAAAAGTAGCTAGTTATAGTGGTGTAAGTGAAAAAATAGTAAAAAAGACTTTTGAAAACAGTGCTATAGAAGCTTTAAAATACGATGATAAAATATACAGAAAGCAAGGCTTAAATCCTATACCATTAAAACAGCAAACAACAATGTTAAATATATTAAAAAATACTTTAAATAAAACAAATGGCAGTTTATATAATTTAACACTTACAACAGCTAATACAAGTCAACAAAAATTTATACATGTATGTAATGATGCATATATGCAAATATCAAGCGGAGCATTTGATTATAATACAGCTATAAGAAAAGCAATAAAACAGTTTGGAGATGGTATTCAAGTTGAATATGATAGTGGCTATAGACTTAATATAAAAAGTGCAGTTAAAAGAGCAGTTATGACAGGAGTAAATCAAACTTGTTTAAAAATGCAAGAAGAAAGAGCAAAAGAAATGCGGATGCGATTTAGTAGAAGTGACAGCACACGAAGGAGCTAGACCAGCACATGCAGAATGGCAAGGCAAAGTATATAGTAGGAGTGGAAAAAGCAAAAAATATCCTAGTCTAGTAGATAAAACTGGATATGGTACTGGTCCTGGGCTTGGAGGTTGGAATTGTAGACATTCTATGTTTCCATATTACGATGGAACAGGAAGAGTTTATACTGATGAAGAATTAGAAGAGTTGAAAAATGATAAGAAAGATGATACAATAGTTCCATATATAAGAAAGAATGTAATTAATAATTATAATACTAAAAACGAAGAAAATAACATAAAAAAAGCTATATCAATTATAGCAAATGAAAAGCAAAGCTTTGCTAAAATTTTAGAAGATAATTTAGAGTTTGAAATTATTAACAAAGAAAGTACAGATAAAAATTATAGTAGGTATGACAAAAAATTAAAAAAAGTATATATTTACCAAAACTCAGATGAATATGAAGTAATTCATGAAGTAGGACATTTAATTGAGGATACTTTCTTGAAAAATAATAAAGCATATTTAAGATTGAAACAGCAAATTGCAGATGAAAGTAAATTAACTATTATTTCAAGAGGTAATGGAAAATATTATGCTTTGAAAAATGATAATTTTGTAGAAGAGTATCAAGGATATTTGCACATTCAAGATAAGACACAGATTTTTAAAAACGGAAAAGTAGATGTAGAAAGAGCAACAGAGATATTTAGTGAGAGCTTTAGAGAATATTTTGAAAATAGAGATAATTTAAAAAGAAAATTGCCTAAAATTTATGATTTGATTAAGGAGATGCTAAAATGACGCTAAAAGAAAAGTTTTTAAGTATAAATAATATTGATGAAATTACTGATGAAGAATTTTGCAAATTAATAAATTCTTTAGGAATGAAAGACGAAGAAATAGCAAAACATTATAATTATTTGCAAGAAAAATCAAATTATAAGGATAAAATAAAACATTTGAAAGAAGAAGAAGAAAGTGGTTTTGAAATATTAGAATTGCTGAGAAAGCAAAATAAATAGTTAAATAAGAGATTAGAAATAAAATTCTAGTCTCTTTTTATATGTCTGCAATGACGTAAATCTACGTGAGCAAGTGGATACAACCCACGTAAAAAAAGTGTAGCAAAAGAAAGGATTAAGTTATGAAAAGAGAATTTTTAAAAGGATTAGATCTTGAAGATGCCGTAATAGACCAAATAATGGATGAAAACGGAAAGGATATTAACAAGGCTAATGACAAAATAAAAACTCTCGAAACAGAGGTTAATAATACAAAGGAATTATTAACTAATGCAAACAAAGAAATTGATAGCTATAAATCTATGGATATAGATGCTATCAAAAAATCTGCTGAAGATTATAAAGCAAAATATGAAACAGCAGAAAACGATTATAAGGCTCAAATAGCCGAAATGGAGCTTAATAATAAGCTTGAAAAGTATGTAGATAAATTAAATCTAAAAAATGATATCTACAAGAAAGAAGTTATCTCACAAATTAAAGAAAAAGAACTTAAATTCGATGGAGATACTTTACTTGGTGGCGAAGAATTAGTAAAAGGCTTTAAGGAAAAATATGCAGATGCATTTATTGACGATAAACCAAAACCTAGTTTTTCTGATACAACACCAGGTACACCAAGCAACAGTAATGAAAATTCGTTAAGAATTGCTATGGGATTAAAGCCAAAAGAAATTTAAAAGGGGGAATTAAGTATGGCTATTCAATTAAGTAAAAATTATGTACCATTACTAGATGAAGTTTATGAAGAAGCTTCTCTAACAGGTGATTTAAATTCAAATCCAGCAATGGTAAAAGCAGGACAAAATGCAAATGAAATCGTAATACCAAAATTAAAAATGTCTGGATTAGGTAACTATTCAAGAAATAGTGGTTATACAAAAGGAAAAGTAGATTTAACTTGGGAAACAGTTAAGTTTAATTATGATAGAGGAACAAAATTTGAAGTTGATACTTTAGATAATGAAGAAACAGCAGAAGTAGCATTTGGAATGCTAGGTGCAGAATTTGAAAGAACAAAAGTAGCACCAGAAGGAGATGCATTTACATTTGCTAAATTAGCTGGTACAGAAGATATATCTGTTGGAACAGGAACATTAGCAACTGGAGAAGAAGCAGTAAAAGCTTTAAGAGCTGCATCAGTAAAAATGGATAATGATAAAGTGCCAAAAAATCAAAGATTACTTTATATAACTTCTGAAATCAAAGGAAATATAGACGATTTAGATACTACAAAATCAAGAAATGTATTATCAAAATTTGATAAAATAATAGAAGTTCCTCAATCTGTATTCTACACAAAAATTGTCTTAAACGATATAGAAGATAAAGAAGGTGGACTTGATGGTGGATATGAAAAAGCAGTAGATGGAAAAGATATTAACTTTATGATTGTTCATAAGCCAGCAGTTATAAAGCACAAAAAACATACTGCAAATAATATTATAACACCTGAGGAAAACCAAACTTCTGATGCTTATATGCAAAAATATAGAAAATATGGGTTAGTTGATGTTTATGAAAACAAAAGAGCTGGAATTTATATGCATTATAAAGGAGAATAATGATTATGAAAGTATATGTTGGTATGGGAGTCAATAAAGAGACTCCTAAAAAAGAAAATAAAGAAATTAAAAAAATTCAAAAAGAGTTAGAAACAGTAAAAGCTGAAAAAGAAACTTTAATAAAAGAGTTAGAAACAGTAAAAGCTGAATTAGAAAAAGTGACTGCTGATAGAAAATAGGAGTTGAAAAGGTATGCTTAAATACATAGACAAAGAGGAATATATCGAGTTGTTAGGTGCTGATAGCATACCTGATAACTTCGATAAATTAGTAATAGAAGCAAGTAGTTATATTAATAGACACACTTTTGAAAGAATTGATATAAATAATATTTCAGAACAAGTAAAATATGCTACTTGCTTAATTATTGACTTAATTAATGAGCAAAATTCAAAGCTATCCGAAATAGGAAATCTAAAATCACAAAATATAGAAGGATGGAGCGAGACATACTCTACACCTGAAGAAATAAAAAATGAATACGCTAACAGGAAAGAACTCGTTTTAAAAGAGCAATTATGGAATGTAATTGGAAAAGATGGTAATTATTTACTATTTCGAGGTGAGTAATTATGAATAAACGATTTTTTATACATCAAATAACTGTATATCATTTTGAAGATGATGAGAAAGTGTCTACAATCTATTTTAAACAAGTTTACTTTAGACATAATAAAAAGGTTAATCAAGTTGATAAAGGTGTTCAAACAGCTAGCACAGGAACAATTTACATACATACAAATGAAAATATAGATATTAAAACAGATGATTATATAATTGAAGGAGTAATTAATGAGGAATTTGATTTTAATAGTCTGATGAGAAAATATCAAATTTTTAAGGTTGTGAGTGTAGATGATAATAGAAAAGGAAATTTACAACATTTTAAAATAGGAGCTGCTGAATAATGGCAAGTGGAAATTTTAAAACTAGGGTTGATATAAAACCTGTTGCTGAAATACTTAAAAGACATGGATTGCAAAATGAGGGTGCTGTTACTTTATTTTTAAGGAATGAAGTAGATAGATATTCTGATCCTTATATACCATTTAAAGCAGGAGACCTAAAAAATAATAAAAGTTATCCTAATAATCATTCTATAAAATATATTTCACCATATGCAAGGATACATTACCATGGTAAAGTTATGATAGATCCAAAATATAAAGTTGGTGGATTCTATAATGCTGAAAAGAAAAGGTGGTATTCCAGGACTAGTGTCAAAAAAATACTTAGTAATAGGAATTTTAAATATAATGGAGCACCAAAACGTGGGTCACAATGGGATAAGCGTATGTGGAATGACAAAGGAAAAGAAATATGTAATAATTTAGAGGAGTTTATAAGAAGATATGGAAAATAAATCAAATATGGAATTAATAAAAGAATATATAGAAACATGTTCATTACTTAAAAATGGTAAAATAAATGTTGACTATTTAAAAGATAAGCCACAAAATTATTCTATAGACAAAACACCATCTAACCCTATATACAAAGATTATAGAGATGGTGGTTGTTTAAAACAAATAAATTTTGATTTTACTGTACAAGCACCACTTTCAAGTCAAGCTATAGTTAATCTTACTAATAGTAAATTTTGTGAAGATTTTATGAGCTGGATAGAAGGAAATAATAGAAGAGGAGTTTTACCTAATATAAAAGGCATACAGTGGATAAAATGTACTAGCCCTGGTTATATTTTAGGAAAAACAGAAACTACAGCAATTTATATTATACAAATGCAGGTAGTATATAGAGAGGAAGCATTATAGCTTCTTTTTTTTATGCCAAAAAGGAGTTGATAAAAAATGGCAGATACACAAAATGTAGTAGAAAAATTATATAATAGAGCTGACATTGTTAATTTTATGGGATTAACAGTAGATGCAACAACTTATAAAAGAATGACTGGATTTACAGACAATGGTAAATCATTAAATACAGAAACATATGAAAGAAGATATGTTGATGAAAAGTCTAGTAGAAAAGATGTCACAGGATATGCTACAGAGATAGCATATGGCTTTGACAGATATACTAATAATGATGTTCACGATTTAATAGCAAATGTACATGATTTAGAGCAAACAGGTGTAGTTGTACCTATTGTGGCCGTAAACTTTAATAAAAAAGGAACTACAGATGATACATTTAAAGCAAGAAGAAGGAATTATTCGATATTACCAGACAGCGATGGCGATGGTACAGATGCTTATCAGTATAGTGGTGCATTTGGTGCTAATGGCGATTTAGAAGAAGGAACTGCTACAAGTACTGATGGTTGGAAAACATGTACATTTACACCCACTACAAGCGCAGAAAAGTAAAACTGCGCTTGTTAATGGTATTTTAATAGAAGATTTGGAGGAATTAAATAATGAAAATACGTAATGTAGAATTAGAATTTGATTTTAATGATGCTGATGACATGGAAAAATTAGAAAATGCTATTGAAAAAACACAAAAAAACTTAAATGAATTAAAAACAGATAATAAAAAAACAAGCGAAGTAATAAGAGAAACATGTAAAAGTGTATTTAATTGTTTTAATGAAATTTTTGGAGAAAATACAGATAAAAAGATTTTTGGAAATAAAACAAATTTAAATGTGTGCATGGAAGCTTTTAAAGATTTGATTGAAGCTAGAGTAAATCAAGAAAATGAATTTGCTGAAGAAATAAACAACATAGAAAAAAAATATAGTCCAAATCGTGCTACAAGAAGAGCTAAAAAATAATGAGTATCATAATAGATAGTTTATCAGATATTATTAAAGATAGAATAGGTGTTTTAGAGTTTAATACTGACTTTAGAACATCTATGCTATTTGAAATGCTTATGCAAGATAGAAATATACGTAAAAAAAATAAGATTATACAGGCTATAAAACTATATTATCCTGATGTTAGGCAAATAACAGATTATGAAAAAGCGGTTGAGGACATACTGTGGTTTTATAGATGTGGAAAAGAATTGGCCAATTCTAATAATGTAAGTACTGAAAATAAAAGTAAACAAGTTTATAGCTATGAATTTGATGATAATTACATATATAGTGCTTTTTTACAACAGTATAATGTTGATTTACAAGATACAGAATACTTGCATTGGTGGAAATTTAGAGCGATGTTTGATGGATTAAGTAAAGATACAAAAATAGTTGAAATAATGGGCTATAGGGCTATAGATTTACGAACGATAAAAGATAAAGAAGAAAAAAAGCGTATAAAAAAACTAAAGGAATTATACAAATTACCTGATATGCGAACTAGAGAACAAAAAGAAGCAGATTTTGCAAGTAATTTTTGGTAATCGACATATTTCGACAACAATTTGTGACAAAATATGTTAATATGTTAATATATTTGTAAAGGAGTTGTTTTATATGAAATGTCCAAAATGCCAAAATGATAATTCTCAAATTATTAATGAAGTAACTACAAGTGGAAAAGATTTTTCTGCTGGAAAAGGTTGTTGTGGAGCAATATTAATGGGCCCAATAGGATTGTTATGTGGAGCTTGTGGTAAAGGAAAGCAAACCAAAAACAAACAATATTGGGTATGCAATAATTGCGGTAATAAATGGAGAGCATAATGAACAAAAAAGATGAAAAATGGGTTTCTTTAATGGAATATGGTCACAAAATTGGTTGTCATCAGATGCCAGAAAGAAGTTTCTTTTACAAAGGATATCAGTTTCCAGTGTGTGCTAGATGTACAGGAGTAATAATTGGTGAAATTATATGTATAATAACTATATTAGTTAATATTAAATTAAGTATTATTTTATATACTGTATTATTACTTATTATGGGCTTAGATTGGTTTATTCAATATATAAATATATTAGAATCTAATAATATAAGAAGATTAATAACTGGTATTTTAGGAGGATTTGGTTTAACTGGTATATACTATTATGTAATAGTTAATTTAATTAAAATTTTAAAAAGTACTTTTTAGAGGTATATAATGAAAAAATGGTATAAATGTCCAAATTGCGGAAAAAAATTAATAAAATATAATAAAGATGCTTATTCAAAAGGCGTCTTTTTTTTATGCAAAAATTGCAAAAAAGAAGTAGAAATAAAAATTTAAAGTCTTTAAACTGAGCCAATGAGCCTGACTTATCTTAAGAAATGATAAGAAATGAGGTGAGAATATGGCTGATGGTTCAGTTACTATTGAAGTAACACTTACAAAAGATCAATTAGAAAAAGGTTTAAAAAGTTTAAAATCAACAATAAATAACGCATTGCCTGGCGCAAGTAAAACGCTATCTAATTTTGCAAATGGATTTAGTAAAATAGGAGGTTTGGCAACAAGTGCAGGCAAAGCATGCAGCACAGTTACTGCATCAGTAACAGGTGTATTTACTGCTGCAACTTTAAAGGCGAAAAATTTTATTACAACATATGAAGGAGCTATTAATTTATTTAAGAAAAAATTAGGTGAAACTGGTGCAAATGAAATGTATGATTCGTTATTAAAAATTGCTAAAGCTTCTACATTTGCACAAGAGAGTATAGTTTCAGCAGGTCAAACAATGATTGCTATGGGAATCGATGGGAAAAAGACAGCAAAATACATGCAACTTGTAACTGATGCTGTAGCAGGTATGGGCGGCAGCGGAACTGACATTGAAAGTTTAGCTCAAGCAATTGGTAAAATGAGTAATCAGGTAACTTTGCATACAGATGACTTAAATCAATTAGCAACGCAAGGGTTACCGGTGTGGGATGTATTAGCTAAAAAGTACAATAAGACTAAAGAAGAAGTTCAAGACATGGCAAGTAGTGGACTTTTACCAGCTGCAGAGACTTTGGATTATTTAACAGATGCACTAGAAGGAAATATTGCAGGATTTGAAAAATGGTCAGTTGCTGGGAATGCATTAAGTCAAAAAGGTGGCACTCTAAAGGGTGCTTTAGATGGTATAAATTCAAGTATTAGAAGTTTTGGACTTAATTTGCTAGGAATGAATATAAATAAAGGACAATTAGGCAATTATCAAAAATTAATAAGTGTTGTAAATTTAGTAGGTAAAACTATAGAAAATGTAGGTAGTAAATTTTCATTTGTTGGAGATTGGATAGGATCAGCATTAGATACAGCAAAATCAGCGTTTGAAAGATTTAATGAAACTCTTAATGGTATGAGCTCAGAAAAATTGCAAATTATTGCAAAAGCTATATTAGGCGTTGCTACAGCAGGACCGGCTTTACTTGGAGTTGGCAAAGGCTTTAGTACATTAAGTAGTGTGTTTAATGGATTAAGTGGTGTAACTGGAATTTTAGAAAAAATAGGGGGACCACTTGGAACTTTATCTACAAAATTAATGGGTTTAACTGGAATATCTGACAAAGTTATAGGTAAGATAAGTAATATCGGTGGAATTTTTACTAAAGTATTTAGTATAGCAGGAGTTGTTGGATTAGTTGTTGCAGGGCTTGGAGCTCTAGAAGGACAATTTGGCAGTCAAATAGATAATATATTATCTATTGCTATAACTAAAGGCCCAGAGATAATTACTAATATACTTGGTGGTATTGCAAATAAATTACCAGAATTAATATCCTTAGGTGGACAATTAATAAATAAGTTTTTGGGAGCTTTAATTGCAAATTTACCTGCTATAATACAAGGCGGTATGCAAATAATTTCAAATTTAGTCATTGGAATAGCAAGCCAATTACCACACTTAATACCTATGGCTATAGATGCCATTTTAACAATAGTTACTAGTTTAATTGATAATATAGATTTACTTATAGATGCTGGATTAAAATTAGTATTGGGTTTAGCACAGGGATTAATAGACGCAATTCCTGTTATAATTAACAAATTACCAGAATTAATAAATAGTATTATTACAGCTATATTAGGAGCAATTCCACTTATAATAGATGCTGGTATACAATTTTTTTTAGCATTAGTACAAGCATTACCAGAAATAATAATATCTATTGTATCTGTACTACCACAGATAATAACATCAATAATTAATGCAATTTTAGAAGCTATACCTTTATTAATAGATGCTGGAATACAGTTATTTGTTTCACTTGTTGAAGCACTTCCAGAAATAATAACTCAGATAGTATCAGTATTACCCCAAATAATAGAAAATATAATAAACGCGTTAATGGATTCATTGCCACAGCTTATAGAAGCTGGTATACAATTGTTTGTTGCATTAATTGGAGCATTACCTCAAATAATTCAAACTATAGTTAAAGCAATACCACAAATTCTTTCAGCACTAATAAATGGAATAATAAATGGGATTGGACAAATGATTCAAGCAGGCTCAAAGTTATTAACTGGATTAATAAATGGTATAAAAAGTATGTTTGGAAATTTAGGTAATACGGCAAGAGAAATTATAAGCAATATATGGAATACTTTAAAAGAATTACCAAGCAAAGCACTTCAATGGGGAAAAGATATGATACAAGGATTCATAAATGGAATAAAATCGATGTTGGGAAATATAGGAGACGCAGCAAAAAATGTAGGTAGTAAAATTAGGGAATTTTTACACTTTTCTAGGCCAGATAAAGGACCGCTTAGAGAATATGAGACTTGGATGCCTGATATGATAAAAGGGCTAACAAAAACTTTGAATGCAAGTTCACCTGAGTTATATAATGCGAGCAAGAATTTATCAGAAAAAATTGCAAATGGATTAGATATATCAAATATATATGACAAAATGAGTTCTGCAGTTAATTTTGAAACACAAAGATTAAGTGCTAACTTAAGTACAACTGCAAATGTAAATAGAAATTTAAATGTAAGTTTAAACCAATCAAAATCTGATGTGATTTTAGATGGAAGAAAAGTAGGACAAAGTGTTTCACCATATATGTCGCAAACTTTAAGAGTTTCGGGGGTATAATATGACTTATTTAGAATACAGTGGTAAGAAGTTTAGAATATTAAATGAATATTCATTAAATACGTCAAGTAGACAAGTAACATTTTCGGATTTGACAATAGATTTTAAAGATAAAACTTTAAATGATTTACCAATTAAATTTCAAGAAGTTCAAATAAAAAAAGATAACGAAGTAATATTTACAGGATATGTAAATAGCTTTACATTACCAAGCATGAATCAAAGCGAAGGTGAGTTTAGAGAATTAACTTTAAATTTAATTTCACCATTAAGCATGGCAACAAATAAAGTAGTGACAATAATCGGAACATATAAGCTAAAAGAAGTAATTGAGAGGGCTTTAAGCCCTCTCATTCTTGATGGCTTTGAAATAAAAGAATTGAATGTACGAGATGGTCAAAAAACAGTTAGGTTTTTAATGCAAACGACAGAATTTGTAATGAACAGTTTGTCTAATTCTGAGAGTATTTGGTGGTATATAGATGAAAATAAAGGAATATATGTAAATTCTATTGATTATCAATTTGGTTTGCCACCTAAAATGAGTTTAAGTCATGATGAAAAAATAGAAGGTTTGTTAACTATAACTCCAAGTGTTGAGGCTGTAAATTATGCAAATGTAATTAATGTGAAAAATGCAAGAGTATATTTTAGCAGTTGGTATTATTCAAATTATGATTCAAAATTAAATAATAAACCGCTTTTTGAGGCAAAAACTTTGAAAAAAGGTGATACAATTGATTTTAAATATCCGATTGATATTTCTGAAGATACAATAAGAGCAATTAAAGAAAACGATAGTTCAACAGGTGTGCTAGAATATGATAATTTTTATATTCAATTAGGAGATTATAAAGAATATTATATTGCTTTAAAGGATGACAAGTACATTATTTCAAATGGAATAGGATTTTCTGAAGAAGATAAAAAGATAATTACATTAAAAAGAGATGATTTTTTTAAAAATTTAATAACAGGCTTCACATACAATGGAGATACAGCAACTACAGTAATGACATTAAAGAGTGAGACAGCATTAGAGTTTAGAACAATGAAATTTATTAACTCACAAGAAATAGAATTAAATAAAGGTAAAATTACAAAATCAGGTGTAATAGAAAAAACAATAGATATGAATAAAAGATGGTTCTTTATGAATGATTTAGTTGCAGAAGTAAGAAGTAAAATGTATAACAATGCAAATCAAACAAATATTTTAAAACTAGAGTTTGATGTAAATAAAAAATTAAAGCTTGGTGATATTATTGAAATCAATTTACCAAAATTTCTAACACAAGGTGATTATATAATAACAGATATCAATTATACTTATTCAAATATAGAAAAATGGAATATAACTCTAAGAAGTTCTGATGTTTTAGAAAATTTTATTGATTTGTTTAGAGAAAAAGAAAAACAAGAAATTGATGATCAAATAGAAACAGTAATAATATCTGAGTATGTTGAAGAAAAAATGAACGAAATTCACGAGGTGGTAGAACATGGCAATAATTAAAAATAAAGCAGTCGATATTAAAATAGGAAAAAAAAGCTATCATTTTACAAATTTGATAATGGATAAACTTTTAAACACTTATGCAAATTCACTTATAGATGACTATAAAAATTTAAATAAAGGTATGTTACAATGTCTAATCAGTTTTCAAACAATGAATATCACTCCTGAGCAGGAATTAAAAAGCAGTGCATTTGATATTGCAATAGTAAATAGTAATTATAGTGTTACTAGTAGTGAACAAAAAATAATAACAAAAAGTGTGTGTGATACCGAAAATACTTATATTTATGATTATGCAAAAAAAACAGCTAATAACATAAAAATTAGCGATTATGCTGGAAATAAAATATGTTACTTGGGTTTTTCATATGTAATACATCCAAATGCATACGTTCTTGCTACTTTAGATGTTTCAAATTATGATATATATATTCAAGATAATGAAGAAATTGTTGTAACAAGAATTGATGAAATTTCTACTGATGCAATTTTTATAAGTTTAAGTGATAAAATTAATGCTCCTGTGCATCTGATACCACGTGCAATAGATGGTATTCTTCCTGCACAAGAATTTTGGAGCGGTGATCAGGAAGTTACAATTTATAATAAAGCATTTGCTAAATTAACAAATTTTCGGGTTATCCAATTCTGTCAATGACATAGATATTGAATATGATATAAAAGACAACTATACGGTTAATGCAAATACAGTAATTATAAACAAAATTTGGTCGCCTAAAGGGTTATATCCAAGTAAAGCTCTTTTTCCAAGTAAAAATTTATTTCCAGACAAAAACCCATTTAAATATATGATGTTAAGATTTAAATTATATCAAGATGTTGCAGAAGATGATGCAACATATGATGATGTAATAAATGATAGAAAAATAATAACAAAATACACAGGAGCTCAATATTTACAAGCAATACCTTTAAATAAAAAAGGATATGTTGATTTAAAAATAAAATACGAAAGGGGATAAATAAAAATGGATGATATGGAAGTAATAGTTTTTGAAGATTTACCAAGCGAAAAAACACCAATTGATGCAGATAATTTAAACAAAATGCAAGAGAATGCAAAAAAAGCTATAAAAAATAGAAAGCCAACGATAGAACTTTTAACAGTATCATCAGCAGCACCTTCAGAGTGCAATATAAGAGATAAATATTACAATACAACAACATCAAAAATATATACAGCAATTGCAACAAACATGTGGGCAACAACTGGAGAAAATCCAAGCAATTTATATTTGTACGCAGACTTAGAGCATAAAGAATTGTATTATTACGATGAAACCGACTTTAAAAGTTATGGAAGTGGTAAAAAAGAAATTGGATATGCTGATGAACAATTAGAAGGAACAGAAGTAATACTAATAGAAGATAGTGATTTTAATGGAGAAAATTCAGTTGAATTAGCAAAAGTTGAACAAAACTTAAGTAGTAATAGTGAAAATGCAGTACCAAGCGTGAAAGCTGTTAATGATGGTATTAAAACAAACATAATAACAGGACAAGAAGTTGCAATAAATGAGTATATTGATGGAAAAAGAGTGTATGTAAAGAGAATTAATTTTGGGGCTTTACCTAATACATCTGAAAAAATTGTAGTAACTGATTTAAAAGTGAGTGAAGTAGAATTATATAAATTCGATGGCTTAGGAATTGGAAGTGCAGGAAACATTAAATATATTATAACGTTACCAGACACAAATCCAAGTGCAGCTACTCAAGCTACTAGAATAACATTTGATAGTTTAAATAATTTTTATCGAATAAAAATAACAACAGGTGTAGATAGAACTAATTATACAGCAAAGATAAATATATATTACACAAAAAATTAGGAGGTTAAACTATGAAAATATTGGATAAAACAACACAAACATATAAAGAATTAGTGCTAAAACCTGGCGGCGACACTTTGCCAATCGGTGGAATAATAGCTTTTGCTTCTGATACAATTCCAAACGGATGGTTATTGTGTGATGGTAGTGTAGTGAGTAGAACAACATATTCTGAATTATTTAATGCAATTGGATTAAATTATGTTGAAGATGGAGTTGAATGGCTAGATGAAGAAAGATTCCCTTTACCCAATGTAAAAGGAAAGACAGTCGTTGGAAAAGATAGCACTGACACAGATTTCAACGAATTAGGTAAAACAAGTGGAGAAAAGACACATACATTAACAGTTGATGAAATGCCTAGTCATAATCATCTTAGAGATATAGAAAATAAAATCGTAAATATTGGCTCTGGTGGAGCGTGGTCACCATCTTTAAAGGGAACTGGTAACATGACTGATGAAAATAATTCTACAAGAAATACGGGTGGAGGTCAAGCACATAATAACTTACAACCTTCTTTAACACTAAATTATATCATAAAAGCAAAAAATACAGTAGTCGTAAAAGGCGATGTAATACAAGAGAATGGTACAGCAAGTGAAAATAATACTTATAGTGCTAAAGCTATTGATAATAAATTAAAAACAAATATAGTAACAGGGCAAGAAATTGCAACAAATGAGTATATTGATGGAAAAAGAGTATATAAAAGAAATATATCTGCGATAGGAGAAAATTCGAGTGGAACAACTTTGACACTTTCAAATATTAATTTTGATTTTAGTGAAATTTGGATTGATGAAAGTAATTCTTTTATTTCAAGTGAAAGTGAAACTTTATCAATAAATTGGTATTTTGCTCCAGAAGATTACTGCAGACTTTGGATAGGTAAAAATATGAAAACAATAAGATATAGAACAGGTGGAAATCTATCAGGAAGAACATTTAATATAATGCTTAAATACACAAAAAATACATAATAGGAGTGATTTGATATGATAAACAAAGATATTAATATAGATGAAAGCGGGGTGTAAACAAAATGAATGACAATTCAATTTTACTCCTGCTTGGTTTTATTGTAACTTTAATTTCAGTAATGACGCCAATTATTAAACTAAATAGTTCTATTACAAAATTAAACGCAACAATAGATAGTCTAGACAGAAATATGGCGAAAAGTCAAGCAGATATAAAAGAGCATGATGAAAAAATAAATGATCATGAAACAAGAATAACAGTTTTAGAAAAAGAAAAGAGGTGATAGTATGAAAAAACTACTAGATGTTAAGAGTATTGTAACATTAGCATTAACACTTGTATTTTGTGTACTAGCGTGTAGAAAAATAATAAACGCAGAACAATTTCTAACAATATTTACAACAATAATTGCATTTTATTTTGGAACACAATATCAGAAAAATGTAGAAACTAAAAATCAAGAAAATAGCGAAAAATAGCAAGGTGTAATTACTATACCTTGCTTATTTTAAAGCCTTATTTTGGCGTATAGGAGGTCGACTTTTATGCAAAAATTGGCTAAAAAATGGATATCTAAAAATATAATAAAAATATTAAAAATTTATCAAAAAGATTTTGAAAAATCAATGTTTGAAGAAAAAAGTAACTATTTAGATGACAAAATTTTCTTTGAAATTGATTTTTTAATAAAATTAATAAAATTAATAAAAGAAAGGAATGATTAGTATGAAGTTTAACGAGTTTGTAAATAAGATGAAAAATCAAGGTGGAATTGACAAAGACGGAATGTATGGAAAACAATGTATGGATTTATACAATTATTATTGTGTACAAGTACTTGGTATGCAAGATGGAAGAACTGGAGCAACATGTGCTAAAAAAATACTAAATAACTCTTATGTTATGCAAAATGTGACAAGAATAAATAATACTCCTAGTTTTGTACCAAGAAAAGGAGATATAGCTGTGTGGACTGGTGGAACTTACGGCCATGTCGCTATCTGCTTAGGTACAGGAGATGTAAATTCATTTAGAAGTTTAGACCAAAATTGGAAAGCACAACAACTTACAGAAGAAAATCATAATTATACTTATTTAGCACCTCTTGTATTCTTAAGACCAAAAAATCAAAGTAATATTGTAGAACCTGTGCAAAATAACAGCGGTAGAATTGCACAAAATGGAACTTTTACATCAAGTGTTAATAACTTGAATGTAAGAAGAAGTCCATCTTTGAACGGTCAAGTTGTAGCACAATACAACAAAGGTGAAAGTGTAAAATACGATAGTTATATAGACAGTGAGGGCTATCGTTGGATAAGCTACATCGGCAAATCTGGAAACAGAAATTATATAGCAAGAAGAAAGTTAGACAATAACCAAGTTTTTGGTACTTGCAAATAAAGATTGGTAGGCTTAACCTACCACCAAAAATTACAAAAATGTTTTATAAAAGTATTGAAAAAAAATAAAATTTCATATATAATAAAATTGCTATAGAATATTAGATAACTTATTAAATATAATGTAATATACTATAGTATATATAATATTTTTGTATTATATATAAGGAGGAATATGAAATGTTTCAAAATTGGATGAACACATACAATAAAATAGTTTTTGGAAATGAAGGTTTTTTAAAAGATAATAATCAAGATAAAGATAAAGAAGAAAAGCAGTCTGAGGATTAGACTGCTTTTGGTCTCTTGTTTCTGATTTTTTCAGTTTCTTTTTTCTTTCTTTTATTTATTCTTTCTATCTTTTTGTTAGTACTTTTATTTATTTTTTGAATTTTATTTTTTACATTGTTATACTCATCTTGTTCCTTGTTTCTCATATAATTCCAGTCGTTGTAGACTTGGATTATATTTATATAATATTTATCAGGATAATTATTATTTTGGATAGCAATATTAATATATAAAATATGTACAGTATCTAAGAATATTTGATGTAAAGATGGATAAATATATTGTGAACCTGCAGTATTACTACTTATATCCATACAAATATATTCTAATTCATTTAATAAGTTTGTTATCAAATGATAAAATTTAGGGGGGAATTTCTTTTTTTCTGGTTCAGAAAAACATTTGTCCAAATATTTTTCATATTTATTTTGAACATCTTCGGAATTAATTATATTAAGATAGTCCTTAATTATTTGTTTTTTTGATATAACAGATAGTAGTTCATTTGTATCAAATTTTGAAATATGTTCAGGATTAATACTTAAAACATATTTTTCTATAAATTTTAGATAAAACACCATTAACAATTGAAATTTCGTCTATCAATTTTTCAGAAAATTTCATTGCTATTAAACTACCCTTTTCTTGTTGTTTTAATCTTTTATTTTTGTCATATTGATACATAGCCCAAATAGCTCCAATAATTATTCCAAATATAGTAAAAATTGATAAAATATTATCTAAAGTGATGCCCCAAATAAGGATTGTTTGAGTTATTTCTTGGTTATTCATATTAGTGTAGACATCAATTCCTAAAGTAAAAGATATAATTATAAATATTGAAATTAAAGTTATTGCAACATATTTTATAAAATGTTCTTTAAAAATAGACATGTTATCACCAGCAACATTATAACATTATTACACATAAAATACAATATTATAATAATAAAATAAGTTGTAACCTGTCTACATTTGTCGAAAGCATATACAAGTATACATAAAAATGATATAAAGAAAAGGCCTCCCATCAAGAAGGCCTCTGTCT